GTGGCGAGGTAGGCTCGCCACTGGGCGGCGTAGCGTTGGCCGGCGAGGTACTGGATCGCGCTGATCTGGCTCCTGAGAACCATCCGCCCAAGCTCGCTCTCGGCTTTCTGGTCAGCCGCACAATCTCCAAGGCCTTTGCGGTGGGGCTGCGTGGCCGCGACCGCGGCGGGGGAAACCGCCGGCTCATGGCTCGGCCTCAGGTTGCCGTTGCGATAGCGCGGCCCCGTTTTGCGCGGTCTGCCCTTCCTGCGCTTGCCGGCCATGCACTGCCTCCAAGATCAGCCGCAGCATGTTCGCCATCCATTCCCGTTCGGGTTCGATCGACAGACGGCGCAGCATTTCGGCGTGCATGGAGGTTCGCTCGGCCCGGGCCGCCGCTTTAAGCTCGCGGTGCAGGCTCTTTGGAAGCCGAAGTTGTTGAATTACCTTCGGTTCTCGCGGGATCGGATAAGGCCCTTTGCGCTTGCTCGCCATCCGCTGCCCTCATGGCGTCGATCTGCTCAAGAACGTAAGCTATCTGATTTGCAGATGGCTTGCCGGAAAAGCTATCAACATTTCTGATGGGCTTCTTCATTTGGGCGCTGGCCTTCTTTCGCGGTGCGAGATCGAGGATTTCGACGTGATTGTACTTGTGGATCGGAGTTCCACAGGCGCCTAGCACGGTAAAATCGTACAGAGCGTTTCTGATATCGATGGCAGAGCCGTTGCAGCGGCAAACTTCCTTGATGTTGGCGCCGGGATAATTCTCACGGGCCATGATGACATACCGCCTCATGCGCGCCCCTTGAGCCATTCGAGCGGCACCCAGACGCCGCCGCGTCTGCTCTCCTCCAGGCTGACGCCGGGGATGCCGCCGCGGTCAACCATGTCCCGATATTGTGGGGCATAGGTTGGAACGAAGACGTTGTGCTTGTGGTCGCCGATGAATGCGCTCATGGGCGTTTCCTCTGCCGTTCGATTTCGGCCCGCTCGGCGAGTTGCATGCGGGTACGGGCGTCAAAGCCGGATGCAAAATCCAGCACCGATGCCTGCTGCTGTTTTGGCTTGGCCTTGCCGTTGGCCTCCTGCGTGGGTCCGGGCTGGTCGTGGCAGCGATCCTGATTGAGCCAGGTAGCCGGGTTACACCAAGGCCGGTCATCGGTCTTGGCAGCGTAGCGGGCGAGGCCGGCCATGATTTCCGCCATCGGTATTCGCCGGCGCGCACGTTCGAACGCTGTTGCCGCGGCGCGCTTGCCGACCTTGTGCGGATAGGCAGCGTAGAATTCCGCGAATTCGCTCGCTAGTGCCACAATCTCTGATCTTTCTTCCTGAACCTTAAGATTGTTAATCGTAGAAGAAGGAAGGGAAGAACCCTGTGTTTCCGTGTGCATCGATGTGGGCACATGTGTGCGCACAGCCTTCATGCGCTCGGCATTTTTGGTTCTGCGGTCTTGGGTTAGCTTTGCGTCGGCAATCAATTGTGCCACGCGAACGATGGTCGCGCCGGGAACGCCGTGCGCAACGAGAACGTCAAGAATATCATCCATGGGGGCCGCCTCCTGCCAGACGAAGCGACCAAGGTGAACCTGTTCACACAGCCTGGCAACGGGAACATCACCACACAGTGTGACGCGCTTGTGGATAAGCTGCTTACTAGTTTTGAGCAATCGAGCAGTTGGGAGAATAATCTTCTAGGCCACTACGGATTGTGGCTACCAGGGGATGTCGCGCAGCTTCAGGAGCACAAGCTCACTGAGGTCATCGTCGCCGCCGGTCTGATGCCGGCCGTTGGCGTAGGCTTCCCGGCAGATCGCCTTGAGCCGCTCCATCGGCACCATGATGTAGGCCAGCGTTTCGCCTTTGCGCTTGAGTTCGTGCACCCACATATCGGCGATGGTCGAGGCGATGCCTGAGGGGCGGCCGCTCCAGCGGTACTCGATCGCGATATTGCCGGTGCGCTCCCACAGATACTGCTCGCTCTTGAGTTCCAGGGTGCTGAACTTGCCGCCGGCAAAGTAGTCGCCGAGGCGGCGCTCATCCCAGGTGCCGTCACGGATCAGGATGTCGTACTTCCAATCGCGGTTATACGACACCTTCTCGCCGGCCTCGTCGGCGGCGCGCAGTAGCTCGTTCTTGCACTGGACGCAGATGTAGCGGTGATCGGGCAATGTCGTAATCCCGAGCGCGAGTTGCCCAATGTCAGCCGGCGGCTTCCCGCGGTCCCTTGGCGACCACCCGCGGCATCTGCGGGTTATCCTTGGGCAACTGTGCCGGCCGCTGCATGGGCGGCGCTATGAACGCCTGCCGCTCCTCGATCAGCACTGCCCGCACCTTGTCGACCATGGCCGACAGGCTATCGAGCCACGCCAGATGCTCGTCGGTATCGCGCTGCTGGATGTAGCGCAGATCATCGCTGCGGGCACGGGCGCCCTCGGCCATGCGCTGCAACCCCACGACGAGATCGTGTACGCGGTCAGCCATGCTGGCTCCTGTGGTTATGGGCTGAGTGATGCACTCGGCAGGCCCCGCCGGCGTTGCCGGCGAGTGCGGCCGAGTTTCTGGGCGAACAGCAAGGGCGAGAATTTGCAGCCTTGGGCGGTCAGCCGCGGCGCCATCTCGTAGTAGGTATCCGGCGGTAGGCCGCGCGTGTGCCAATTGCTGACCACCCGGTAACTGATGCCGAAAATGGCAGCGACCTTGTTGGTGCCGCCCAGCGCGTTGATGGCCTCGGTTGCGGTAGCAATGATCATGCGTCGAGGCATGCCACATCCTGTTGTTGTTTTCAAGCTGTGGTATATGTAGCGCCATTCGTAAGGTTCCCGCAACAATGGCCCGGGGCGGTGGTGACGCACGCCGCCCCGGCATTGTTGCCTGTTGACATGGGTCACAGCTTGTGACATAAGGGGACATCGAAACGGGAGCAGGACAAATGACCGCCACCACCCAAGAAATTCTCGACGCAGCTTACGAAGCCCTCAACGGGTTGTCGATCGGCTGGCAGATGGCCAACGTAACGGACGACACCAAGCGCGCCGAACTGCAGGCCCCGATCAACGCCGGCACCGAGGCCCTCGTCACCCTCATCCGCAAGCTGGAGGGGGTGTCATGACCAAGTATCTTCTCATCTTCCGCCAGCAGTATTCCGAAAACACTCCGGAATATGGCCACGGCGATTTCCCCGACCAGATCGACTATCTCAGCGCAGTCGTTGAGGCTGATACGCTCCGCAAGGCACAGAATGCCGTGAAGAAGATTTATCCGGTCAAGTTTGGCGGCATGTTCTCGCCGATGCTGATCGAAACCACCAGCGAATATGCCCACCTCTACACCGGCCCGGCTGACAAGCGGCTATCTCCCGAACGTCAAGCCCGCCACGAAAAATGCAGGACGGCGCTATGACACCCAAACAACACTTCCGCGCCCAGCACATGTTTTATCTCGGCAGAAGGGTTGAAACGAACGGCAATCCCAACAAGCCGATCGTGAAGGTTTTTGCAAATAGCTGCTTTTTATACCCGCTCCATGTGACCACATCGCTCGATCTCGCAATGCGCTGGATCGAAGCCAACCCGATAAAGAAGGTGTCATGACCCCCAAACAACACTTTCGCGCCCTCCAGATCCGGCTCGAAATCGCCGAGTTCGGGATGGGGATGCCGTTGGATCGCGAGCGCGTGAAGGAACTGCGCGAGCAGGTGGAGCAGGCCCGCCAAGACGCCGCAGAGGCCCTCGTTGAAGCCGAGTTGGCCCGCATCACATCGGATGGAGCGGAGTGATGAGCAAGCACACACCGGGGCCGTGGAAGGCCGTCAATCAGACGACCTCCACCCTTCTGAAGCAGGATAGTCCCCAAGGCCGTTATCTGTTCAGCCTCAAAGAATACCCCGGCATTCCAGAGAGCGAGGCCAACGCCCGCCTGATCGCCGCCGCGCCCGATCTTGCAGAAGCCGTACGCGAACTGCTGGCAACACATCCGGCGGCATACCGCGAGCCGGGCAAGATCGACAACCGCACCGACAACGCGGTCAAGATCGCCCGCGCCGCCATCGCCAAGGCCGAGGGCGCGTCATGACCACCAGATACCGCACCTATGACGACTGGAAACTAGCCTCGCCCGATGACGAGCGCCCGCCCGATGACGAGCCGGATCATTCGACCTCGGCTGAACGTCGCAGCGATCTCATCGACCTAGTATGCAACGTCGGCGGCCTTGACGACCAATGGTTGGTCAACGCCAGCGAAAAGATGCTTCGCGATCTGATCATCGAATGGCAATCGGCCGCGCGCGCCATCTTGGATAGGGGCGACCTATGACCGACTACGATCCCGAGCGCGTCGATATGCGGATCGAAAGCCGGCAGGGCAAATTGGCCGCCAACGCCGAGGCGATCGAACGCTGGCAGCGCAAGCTGTTCAGGGCCGCCAATGAACTGCAGAAGCTGGTCGCGCAGCGCAAGCGGCTGCTCAACCCCAGCAAGGGCAAGCTTGTCTACAAGGGCGAGAACCTCACCGGTATGGGCGGCGGCGCCGTCGACGGCCTCAACGACGAGATCCCGCTGTGAAGAAGAAACAGCGCAAGCCGAAGCACGTCCTCATGCGCGAGCACAGGCTCAGGCCCATGATCCGCGAAGCCTGCCGCACCGGCATGGTCGAAGCGATCGAGCACTGCGGCAACTTCTGGAACGTCAGCGACGGCTTCAAGAAATATATCGAGCATCAGATCGCGACCGAGGCCGAAGCCTTGATGGCCGCCGTGAGGGCGGTCGTGCGCGAGGAACTTACCGCCAGCAAGAGGAAACGAAAATGACCATCGAAGCCCAACGCCTAGCCGGCCTGCAACAGGTCGCGCCGATACCGCCCAAGCAGGACGAAGGCCCGCCCATCCTGCATGTGTTCGAGCGCGCTCTGCGCGACGTGTCTATGCCGCTTGAGCGCGTGCGGGAAATCTATGCCCTCAAGCGCGAGATCGAGGCCGACCTCGCCGAGCAGGAATACATCCGCGCCCGCTCCCTGGTGGAGCAGGAACTGGAGCCGGTGGCCAAGGACGCCAGCAACCCCTCCACCCGCTCCAAATACGCCACGCTCGCGGCCGTGATCCAGGCCGTGCGCCCGGTCTACTCCAAGCACGGCATCGTCATCGAATTCGATACCGGCATGGCCGATCCTGCGCTCGGCGACGGCTGGATGCGGGTGCTCGCCTTTCTGTCGCATCAGGCCGGCTACAAGCGCACGTTTCACATCGATATGCCCAGCGATGGCAAAGGTGCTCGCGGCAATGACGTGATGACCCGCACGCACGCCACCGGCTCGGCCTATACCTACGGCCGCCGCTATCTGCTGCTCGGCATCTTCAACATCGCGGTGGAGGATGACGACGGCAACGCCGCCAGCCGCGGCAAGGCCACCGGCGAACTGCTCAACGCCGATCAGATGGAATACGTGTGGGAGAAGGCGCGCGAATACTGCGATCCCGACGTGCAGCAGGAGTGGATCGAACTGCTGGTCAAGTCGGTCGGCCACGACACCCTGGCTGAGGTGCCGGCATCGCTGTTCGAAATGCTGCGGCAGAAAATCATCGCATGGCCGAAGTCGCCGGGCGCCGCCAAGTGGAAAACGCAATGACGGTGGAGATCATCGATTGCGAGCAGGGCTCGCCGGAATGGTATCAGGCGCGGTTGGGCATCCCAACCGCTTCCTGCTTCAAGGATGTGAAAGCGCAGGGCGAGGGCAAGGTGCGTTCCACCTACATGCGCCGCCTTGCCGGCGAGATCATCACCGGCCAACCGGCCGAAACATTCCGCTCGCCGGAAATGGAGCGCGGCAGTCGGATGGAGGATGAAGCGCGCGCCAACTACATCTTCGGCTGGAACAACACCCGGCCGACGCGCGTGGGCTTCGTGCGCCGGGCCTATGTTGGCTGCAGCCCGGATGCGTTGCTGGGCGATGACGGCGTGCTGGAGATCAAGACGCAAAAGCCCGAACTGCTGATTGCCACCCACGACGCCGATCGGTTTCCGCCCGAGCACATCGCGCAATGCCAGGGTGCGCTGCTGGTCACCGGCCGCAAGTGGGTTGACCTGTGCGTGTACTGGCCGGGCATGCCGATGTTCGTGCGGCGTGCCGAGCGCGACGAGGATTACATCGACATGTTGATGGACGAACTCGCCCGCTTCAACAACGAACTACAGGCCATGGTCGCGCGCGTGCGCGCCTATGGGCAGA